ATCATAATAGTGCTACCGGTTGTGCACTCTTTAAACCATTTTAAATCTTCACTATTCTTTGGCCAAGGAAGATTACCATTTTTGCCAATTCCCCATTCTGAATCATGTGCTAATATAGCTCTAATCATGTTTTTCTCCATGCTGCAAATTTTAATTCAGCTTGTAAACCTTTATATGTATTATCTTCAATAACTTTTTCTACTTCTTTCAAACCGTTCAAAATCATTTCATTAATATCTTTACCTGGAACATCGGATGGCCAAATACAAATTTTATGACCATTCTTAATTACTTTTTCCATACGAGAATGAATCTCTTTATTACGAGGTTCTGCGTCAAATACATAAATTGCATTTTCATTTGCAGAATTACCATTACCTTCAGCGCCATTCATCGAAATAGCATTAGATAGAAACATGCTATCAAGAGCGCCTTCTACAATATAATATGGTTCATTAAGATTAACTTTATCTAAACCAAAAATCTTTGGACGATTATCAAACAAAATACTAATATAACGAAGGGTTGTTTTTGGGTCAAATGAACGAGCTGACACACCAAAGCATTTACCATTTTCATCTAAAAAAGGAATAACTAATCGAGGCTCGTCTTTACCTATTTTCTCAGGATCAAATTTGTCTGGAATGATTTCATTAATCCAAGCTTTAAACTTTGGAGCAAAATATAAACGATAATGCTGATGAGATGGGATTTGTCTTTTTAGAATATAACGTTTAACTGGATGATCATGCTCAAGCTGACTAATCTTTTTAATCTTTTTAAGAGGATCAGAATTAAATGTTACTGCTTCAGATTTAAACTGTTCTGTATTAACTTCTTTTGTATCTTTTGTATGTGTATTTGCTACAAACTTCTCAGTAATATAATCGTTGAATAGTAATGGATCAACTGTTTTAAGAAAGAAATTAAAACTTTGGCTTGCACCACAATTATGGCAATAATAGGAAAACTTATTATCTCTTTCAAGCAACCAGCCACGAGCCTTAGAACGATTCTTAGTCGAGTCACCACAGATCGGGCAACGAAAGTTGATTTTATAAGGATTTGTATGCTTAATTTTGAAATGCTCAAGACGCCCAGAAAGCATCTGAGCGTATTGGATGTCAATAAATTCTGCCATAATAAAGATTTCTCACAAAGTTTGTACGTATGTACAATTATATCACAAAAGTACTAAGATGTACACATAAAGTTACATCGAATTAGTACATTATACACTATTGTGGTAGTGTTGTCAACATTAAAATAGACCTGACCACTTAATATTTGCTGCTATAGCCAGCACAATAGCGCCTATGCCCATCATATACCATTTCCAGTATTCTAAAGTTTTAATGCGTTCATCTACTTTTTCAAGTCTAGCATCTAAAGAACCATTCATTTTTGCCAACTGCGTCATTATTTCTTCGTTGCGTTCTTTACGATTTTGCTGGCTTTCTTTTGCAAGTTTTTCATGATCGTTATAAGCAGCTTTGCGGGTTTCTTCTAGTCTTTCACCGAGCAATTGTGAACGTGTAATATCATCTGCTTTGTGCTCTGACATTTTTAATTCTAAACTTTGTAACTTCTCAGCGGTATTTTTAAGGATTTCTCCTTGAACAGCAACCTTTTGAGACATGTCTGCCATAGCAGTTAAAGCGGCGTCAAATTTAGTAAAAAACCTTTCGATTTGTTTTAAGTCTTTTTGTATAAGTGCCACGTCAGTTTTTAAATTTACATCTTGCTCAGCCATTACTGATTCTCCGTTTGTATAAAAAAAGCCTTGCAAACTATTCACAAGGCTCTAATATATGTTATATTTATTTAATTTGGTTTAACTGGCTCTGGATTAACTGGTTTAAACGCGTCCTGGTATAAAATTATAACTCTGTTTTGTTGTCTCATGTATGCTCTAATGTCACTTAAATTTAAAGCAGTATCTTCATATCCTTTTGCAGTTAATGCAAATAAAACCTTTTCGTCTTTTAATTTTGCAAAAACTTCTGCAGCGTTTTCAGGCGTAATAATAATAAACTTGATGTCTCTTAAAGAGAGTACATCCGGTTTTGGTACTATCGGCGCAGTTGGAGTAACGTACTCAGTTTTTGTTACTATTTTGGCTGGTGGTACTATCGGCTTTGACGAGCACGCCGCGAGCGACAAGATCATCATAAACCCAAGTACAAGCACTGTTAAACGATTTAGCATCTTTTGCAGTCCTCTCATTTTGTGTCAATGGTGCGCCAGACTCTAATTCAAAACATCGAAATGCTTTTTCTGTCGCAGTGTTAATAATTTTTTCTACTAGACCGGGTTTAGCAGCGGCTAATACACCAAGATCGTGCTTACCTAATTTTTCTTTAAGCTGACTATTTTGGGCACGTATTTCGCCAAAGCTTTCTTGCGCTTTATCGTATTCTTGTCTTTTACGTTCAAAATCTGCTTTTATTCTAGCAATAGCATCTACGTTAGATCTATTTACTTCTTCTAACTGGTTAACATTTGCCGTTAACGTAGCATTGTATTCTGTCAAGGTTTCAATTTTAGCTTGGGTGGATTTATAGTATGCTGCCATACCTCCACCCAAGGCTACCAAAAGTATTCCTACATAAACAAACGTTGGCATAATATATTAGACTAGATTACTTGTCTTCATCCTCGTCTTCTTCGTCCTCATCCTCGTCCTCATCCTCGTCCTCATCCTCGTCTTCCGTGTCGTCATCTTCCATATCTTCATCATCTTCTTTTTTACCTTTTGCTTCAAGCACATCCATGTATTCTGCTTCAAGGCGAGCTTGGATGCGAGTTTGAATTTCGGCTTCAAACGCTTCTTTCATTTCTAGTGGGCGACCCGCAAGTGCTTCTGCAACGATTTTTTCTAAAGACATATTAATCTCCTTTAATTGATTATTTACTATTTATTATCCAAATAACTTAGCTTGTGTGGCAGGTCCTGCCACGCCGTCAGCTACAAGACCGTTAAGCTTTTGCCACTTCTTAAGTGCTGTTTGAGTTCCAAAGCCAAAGTCACCATCTGCTGCAATACCAAGAGCTTTTTGCATTTTTGCAACATCGTCACCCTTTAGACCTTGCTTAAGAGTTCTTACTTCATCTGTACCACTAACAGCTGAAACTACAGCAGATACTACTGATTTTACTACAGATGCGCCAACGGCTCCACCAATAATAGATTTAGCAGCAGCGTAACGCTTATTTCTGTCTTCTAAGCCAATTGTACCGCCATTAATCTTTTTTGTTAACCCAAGGTTATCATCGGCATCGGCAAATTTTTCTAACTTGTTTGTAGCCCAGAACCAGCAAGCAGATTCGAAAGCGCCTTTTGGTGTAGCTACATAGTCTGCTGCTTCGTCTGCAGACATACCAACGCTTTTTCCAAATGCTGTATAGTTGTTACGACCAGTTAATTGCTTGATGCCACGACCGCGGAATTTCCAGCCATCGCCTGGATTAACGTTACCCATTGCACCTTGCTTAGATCTAAATTCATCTTGATAAACGTAGTTTGCAATTTTTTCTGGGTTACGAGCGTACTCTTTAGCGTTTCTTGCAGTTGGTCCAAAATAACGACCAAACACTTTGTTAAGTGAATCTTCGCTATAATTAAGATTTTCTTCCAACATGGTAAAGTCAGCAGATTCGTGGCCACACTGTGCCATAAATGCTGCAATACGGTTTGGTGTTTTAATATCATATTTTTCAAACAAGTCGCAGGCCGCGTCATACCACGGACCAGGATTTTTGTTTTTTGCAATCATTGCACTGAATTGTTCTAATGTAATCATATTTTTCCTCCAATTATATCTCTTAATCTTTTCTTTTTAGAAGACTTATTTTGTGAAGTCCACTTGCTTTGGGCTGATTTAGAAAAAGCTGATCCATCCATGCCGGCTATATTACCACTGCCAACACTATTTACAGGTTCTTCGTCTAATTCAGGTTTTACGTTAATATTGTTGTTGACATTTTCTGCAATCAATATATAATCGACATATCGGTCGTTAAATATAGATAGTGACTCATCTAATTGCTCTTCAGTAATATCTTCGGTTAGTAGAGAATCTGATGTGAAATGATTCCACTCTCTAATCAAATACAGAGCAGCAGCATAAGATGCAATCTTAGAACTACCACCAGGTACCTTAGCTAATAGCTTCTTAAGATTAGCAACCATAACATCAAAGGTACCCCAAGAGCTTCTTTGTATACTACTACGATCGTTTTTCTTTACAAGTATCTTTCCATCTTTATCAATTACACCTTGCTTGTAAGCGTCCCAGCTTTCGAAGGGCGTGGCAAGCCTACGTATAAATTGATAAACTAAAAACAGATCGACGATCATTCGTCATATTCCTTTGAGTTTTTCAGCGACATAATCGTCTGAAACTATATTGTCTGCACTTAGTACAACATCGTCATATTGTATAATGTAAGGCATAAAATTTAAATATTCTACAAACGGTTTTAAACACTCGTGAAATTCATGTAACTTCATGAATAACATATTGGTTGCTTCCGGCCCAAAAACATTATATATGATAATCAAGTGATTGAGAATCAGCCTTTCTTTTAGCTCGTCATCTTGTCTGTACCTACCAAAAAGTTTACGCAGGTACTGAAATCGCTTTAAATCCTCTTCAAATTCTGATACGTCAGAACACTGAGGATTATCATAATGTTTTGATGCAAACAGTAGAAAGGTTGATTCTTTCAATATCATTACTATAATCTAATGATTAACTGTCTGCTACAGTAGTATCTTCAATAGTGGTATTACCAGTAATACCGTCATCGCCTGCATCAGCAGCCGATACTTTCATTACTACAAGTGATTCTGTTTTATGACGAGTATTACCTAAAGCATCTGTATACGTGTGATATAGATTCCAACCCGGAGTCTTAAGACCCTTTGCACGGTTAGTTGCTACACCAGCTTCTGTCAAGTCAACAAATACCGCGTTATCAATATCGTGTGATTTGTTAGTATTGTTTGCGTCATCTTCTAACCATTTTGGTACGCTAGCTAAAGCGTCTGTTTTTCCCCATAGTGCCATTTGATTTCTCCTTTAAAGGCTTTTTATTATTCTATTTATCTTTTACTTGCGGCTTCTTTTGCTTTACGCAAACGATCCTGGGCAGCTCTGATTCTCTCACGGTCTGCATTCTTTTTTTCTAAAGTAGATGCTTTCTTTTCAGCAGCATCTGCTCTTCCAGAAGTGGTCATTCTGTTAATTGCTCGACCGGCTAAACGAGTAGCTCCAACCGCAGCCT